AACATCAACAGCAACGGAACTAAACATACTTGATGGCGTTACTGCTACTGCCTCAGAGTTAAATCTACTAGACGGTGATACTTCTGTTGGCGGTTCAATAACAGTAGCAGATGCAGATGGGTTTGTAGTTAATGATGGTGGAACGATGAAAACTATTCCTGCCTCAGATGTAAAAACTTATGCTAGTGGTAGCTCTGCTACTAAGGGCTTTGCTATTGCTATGGCGATAGTGTTTGGATAGTAAAAAGGAAAAGGTAAATGGCAACTCCAAATATAATTAATGTAGCAACTATTACACCTAAAGTAGCAGTTGGTGCAGTCACGACAAGTAGAGCAGACATAGTTGATGTTCCTGCAGAAAACTGCGCAAAGATAAACTCACTTATTATTGCAAACATAGATGGTAGTAATGCTGCTGATATTACTGCAGAAGTAAGCACAGACAATGGATCAAACTATGTAAAGATAGCTAGTACAATATCTGTACCTGCTGATGCATCACTAGTTTTAGTGGGCAAAGACAATGGCTTTTATTTAGATGAGACAGACCTACTTGCATTAACAGCTTCTGCGAATAGTGATTTGACATACTGATGGATTAGATGCGCCTGATCCACCTACAGATGTTACTGGCACTGGAGGTAGTGAACAGGTAAGTGTAGCATTTACTGCTCCTACTGATGCAGGTACATCTTCTATCACAGGATTTGTAGTGCAGGTTAGTACAGATGGCACTGCCTATAGTGCAGGTTCTAACACAGGTACATCTTCACCTATTGTTGTTACAGGTCTTACAAATGGCACTGCAGCTACAGCTAAAGTGTGGGCTATAAACTCACATGGTACGTCTGCACCTAGTGATGCTAGTGCTAGTTTTACTCCTGCCCTTCAAAGAGGTTTAATGTTTGGTGGTTTTGATGGTAGTTCAGGAGTTGATGTTATAGATTTTTATGATTTAACTACCACAGGTAACTCTACAGACTTTGGTGATTGTTCAGAAGCTATAAGACAATGTTCTGCTGCTGGTGGTGCTACAAGAATATTACGTGCAGGAGGACAAAATAACTCTAACGCAGTTAGGAATCACATAAAATATGTTACTGCAGCTACAACTGGAAACGAATCAGATTTTGGAAATTTGTCAGCTACGTTTAGTACAGGTGGTGGTTGTGGAAATAGCACTCGTGCTCTTTTTGGTGGTGGTGAGTGGGGTGGTAGTGATGCTAATACTATAGAATATGTTACTATTGCTTCTACAGGTAATGGTACAGATTTTGGAGACTTAACTAGAACACACGATGATATAAATGCAACAGCTAGTGCTACAAGAGGCGTATTTTTAGGTGGAAGCAGTACTACAATAGATTATGTTACAATAGCTTCTACTGGTAATGCTTCTGACTTTGGTGATCTGTTACGTGCTGCAGCTTATTTAGCACCTGCTGCTAGTGCTACAAGAGGTGTAATTGCAGGAAATAATAATAAACAAAATGAGATTCAATATATTACTATAGCAAGTACAGGTAATGCTTCTGATTTTGGTGATCTTACAACTGGTAGGGCTGGAGCATTTGGAGTAAGTAATAATACTATAGCAGTTTTTTCTGGTGGAGAAAGTAGTAGTGCTGCATTTTTAACTTCTGGTGAGCAGGTTACAATAGCCTCTACTGGTAATGCCACAGACTTTGGTACTTTAACTGATGCTAGAGGTTATGCTCATTCTGGTGCATCTAACTGTCACGGAGGTATAGCCTAATGCCCAACTATAATGGCGTATGGAGCCTCACAACACAGTTTCAGTATGCAGCAACGTGGTCAGCAGATAATGTAAGTCCAGCATCAATATTAGCAGCGGGTAGAGTTTTATTTGGTGCAGATGATCAAAACATATACAAAATTGATTTAATTAGTACTGCTGATCGTACAGACTTTGGAGATTTAAGTGTATCAGGTCGTAGTTATGGTGGTGCTGTAGCTTCTTCTACTCGTGCAGTATGGGGAGGTGGTTCTGCAAGTAGCGTAGGAACTACTATAGATTATGTAGCATTTTCCACTGAAGGTAATGCTGCAGACTTTGGTGATTTAACTGTTGCTAGAGGTGGGGGTGTTGCTGCAACAAGCAATAACACAAGAGGTTTATTTGTTGGCGGTGAAGATAGTTCTGATAGAAGTAATGTAGTTGATTATATTACCATAGGGTCAACAGGCAATGCTACAGACTTTGGAGATTCAAGTACGAATAAATCTGAATCAGCAGGTTGTTCTAATACTACTCGTGCTATTGTTGGTGGAGGAAGAGTTCCTTCTCCAAAGTTAAATGTTATAGAATACTTTACTATAGACTCAACAGGTAATGCTACAGACTTTGGGGATTTGACTAACTCAAGATTTGGACTGGCTTCAGAAAGTAGTAACACAAGAGGAGTTTTTGCTGGTGGTAATACAGGTAGTGAGGTAAATACTATAGATTATATAACTACAGCTTCTACTGGTAATGCTACTGACTTTGGTGATTTAACAGAAAACATAGGTAGTATTAACTCATCTTCAGGCACTAATAAAATAAAAGCAATATTTGTAGTATCAGGTAATAAATTTGACCAGATTACTATAGCTTCTACAGGTAATGCTACTGAGTTTGGCGATACTGCTGCTGCTAATATAGGTGGAAATAGTCTAGGAGGTGCTTGTAATGCACATGGGGGAATAGCATAATGTCACAAACACGTTTTCTTAAAAGCATGATTACACCTACAAAGGTAGAGCCTACTTCTAGTGATACACACATAGCAGGGGTAGCATCTGGTGTGTGGTCAGTGCAGGATCAACTAGAAGCTAGGCGTGGTGGTACATGGCCTGATGCTAATGTAGCTAATCCAGATACATTTATTGAGAATAACTTTAGTATAGATTTGTGGACAGGTAATGCAGGTACACAAACAATTACCAATGGTATTGATTTATCTAACAAGGGTGGTTTGGTTTGGTTGAAATCTCGTAGCTCTACTGAGAATAATATCCTGACTGATTCTGAGCGTGGCGTTACTAAATTAGTAAATTCAAATGGTGCAACTGCAGAAGCATCTAATAGTGATATTTCTTCGTTTAACAGTGATGGCTTTTCTTTGCAGTACGTCAACGGATCAACCAACACTAATGGAACAAACTATGTATCTTGGACTTTTAAAAAAGCTCCTAAGTTTTTTGATATTCAAACTTGGACGCAAGGCTCTGGCGAGTATGTGTTAAGCCATAATCTAGGCTCTGTTCCGGGGATGGTTTTACTGAAGCAGACAAATGCAAGTCAAGATTGGCACGTCTATCATAGAGGCATGGATGCTACAGAGCCGCAAGATTACGGAATGCGTTTAAACAATACTTCTGCGAGAAGTGACGGTAGCCTACTTTGGAATGATACAGCCCCTACATCAACTACTTTTACAGTAGGAAACCATCACGGTGCTGGCACTTATGTAGCCTACCTCTTTGCTCACGAAACAGGGTCTGACTCTATGATCCAGTGTGGGAGTTATACAGGTAATGGTAATACTACAGGGCCAGTGATTAATCTTGGATTTGAACCCCAATGGCTTTTTATTAAAAATACAAGCTCATCTGAAAACTGGCAAATAATGGACTCTATGCGTAATTTAAGTGTAACTGGTTATAATGCTTTAATCCCTAATTTAACTGCAGCAGAACAAACTTCTACAAGTCAAGATTGGGCAAGAGCAACTTCTACAGGATTTTCTATTGGTCATACTTCATCAGAAATAAATGAAAATAACAGTAACTTTATTTACGTAGCAATTAGAAGAGAAGATATGGCTACCATAACAGATGCTACTGAGGTGTTTGCTACAAGTATTAGAAGTAGCTCAGACGGTGAGGGTAAGTATACATCAGGATTTCCTGTAGATTTTAGCATAGCTACAACTTATGACGCAACAAGTAATAATTTTGCATTTACACGATTAACTAACAGCCACCTGCAGACAAATGCCAATGTAGCAGAGGCAACTTCTGCAGGTGACGTGGCATGGGATGTAATGGATGGATTTACTATTGGTGGGTCTGGTCTTAATGCTTTTTTTGGTGGTTCTACTGATAATATTAACTATATGTGGAAACGTGCCAAAGGATATTTTGATGTAGTCGCTGTAATAGGTGCTTCTGGGGCAATGACTATAAATCATAACTTAGGTGTAGCACCAGAATTTTTACTAGCAAAAAGAAGAGATGGAACAAGTCACTGGTATGCTGATATGGTCAATAATTATCTTAGATTAAATACAGATAGTGCAAATCTAGGATCAACTGTTTTCAGTAACTTTACATCAACTACATTTCAAGCAGATTCTGGAACATTTAGCTCTGGGGAAAGTTGGATAGTTTATCTCTTTGCTACTCTTGCAGGTGTATCTAAAGTTGGGTCAGTAACACACTCAGGAAGTTCTACAGATGTAGACTGTGGATTCACAGCAGGTGCTAGACTAGTAATGCTTAAACGTACTGATGCTACAGGAGATTGGTATTGGTGGGATAGCACTAACGGAATAATTGCTGGGAATGATCCTTATTTACTGCTTAATGATACTGCAGCACAGGTCACTAACACAGATTATATAGACCCATTATCATCAGGCTTTACTATTACAGGTGATTTTACAGATGGTGACTATATATTTTACGCTATAGCTTAGAGGTACAAATGGCATTACTTAGATATAGAGAGACAGGTGAAGTGATTACAGAAACAGAGTTTCGTTTTAGAAACAGAAAACGTAGACCACATAATGTTCCACCTATGGGTGAGCTAACAGAAGCATGGTTAGATGGTGAAGGTGTAGACCCTGTATTTGAGGGGCCAAGAATAGGACCAGTGTATGACGGTGCATTTAAGCACTCTGATGGTAAATGGTATACACAATGGTCTAACGGATAACACTTGCATTTATTATAAAAATATGATATAACTCTCCTCTAAGAACAATAAGAACAATGGAGTCTAACTTGTCAACAGAACTAGCTATAACAACTACACTAAACGAAGCACTACCTACTGCTGCCCCTGAATACAAATCTATGCTTACTAACATTGCTGAGAAGATGCCAGCAGTAACACAGGCTACCAGCAACTTCCACAAGTCACACAGTCAGTTTATGGGAGTTACACTAGACGTAACAGCTATCACGCCCATACGTAGCATTAAGCACACACTAGCTGAGATAGACAAAACACGTAGTGCCTTACAAGAAGCATATGTAAACTTACGTAAGAAAGAAGTAAAACTAAAAAAGAAACAACGTAAGCTACTAGACTGCAGTGATCATCTTGACCGTGAGATGCTAGAGATAGAGATACTAGAGATACAGGGTCACTTAGAAGGTACACGTAATGCAGTACAGGGTGCTGTACGTAAGATGAACTTCTTTACTAATCAATACGATAACTTGATGAAAAAAATTGGTAAAGAAGAGCTTACTGAAGAAGACTACGAGTTAGAAGAAGCACGTTACCACATTATGACTTGCATGAAGCAAGCATTAAATAGTGCAAGACCTAGAAATGGTGTGATTGACGAAGGTAACATGATCTACTTATTTGACTTAGGTATCAATGCAGCCCAAGCTCAAGCAGAAGTATTCTCTTATCTTAACTGGGAGAATGAATTAGTTACAAAAGGCAAAGCCCCAGAGCATCATCACACAGTACAGTGGCTTGAGGGTTGTGCAGATAAATGGGCAGGGTGTCCTGCAGCGTTTGCTAACAGTAGAGGGTTTGATGTATTTGATCCTACTTCGTTAGCTAACACACCACAGATAGAGGACAAGAGTAATGGCTAATGATAACTGGCACTTGAGTAAGTCTGTACCCCTGACACTAATACTAGGTCTGCTTATACAAGCTGCAGCTATCGTGTGGACAGTCAGCACTATGACATCTGACATAGAAGTTAATGCATCTAAGATTGTAGAGTTACAACAACGTATGGGAAGAGTAGAGGATGCAGTACATGGACAGGCTGTATCTATGGCTAGGATAGACGAGAATATAAAAGCTATTCGTATGTCCGTAGAAAAGATGGCGATTAGAAACTAATGAGAGGGTTTTGTCATAATGATAGAGGTTCTTGCACTTGCGTCTGCAGTAAGTACAATATCAGGTGGTATTAGTTCTGCTATAAAAGCAGGACGTGATGTTAGTGATTTATTACCTCACTTTGGCAAACTAGCTAGGTTAGATACAGAGATACAACTTGCTGAGAGTGGCAAACACAAAGGCCCACTAGGTAGACTTACAAGTAGCGAAGAAGAAGGATTCGCCATAGCACAAGCTAAGATGAAACACAAAGAAGCTATGGACATGCTACGAGAAACATGTCAGCTATTCGGGCCACCGGGCATGTGGGACATGGTAGTAAAGGAACAGGCGGCAGCTAGGCAGAGACACAAGGAAGCGTTAGAGCTACAAGCTAAACAAAGGGATCAGTTGTTTTGGGGTATATCTGTAGTAATAGGTGTCTTAATATTTGTGGGAGGCTTAGTTTTTATGGTGTACGGATTAAATGAAGTGATAAACGGATAATAGGTAAAATACTATGGCAAACAAGTTTAAAGGTTTTAACAATCAGCAGACGCATCAGTTGCTTTCTGAGCTAGGCTATACAGGCCCAGCGCAGCAAGATGAGATGGATAACTTCTTAGCGGCTACACCGTCTGCTGCATCTATGCTTGGGCGTTATACTGAGATGGCTAGACAACGCATAGAAGGACAGCCTATAGCCCCTACAGGTATGCAAGCTGGTGGTACTACCCCAGATAAAAAACTTGCTAATACTGCAGGGGGATTCTTATCAGGAGTAACAGGTATTAATACACAGATAGCTCCTGGCACAGGTGGCACTGGTGTGCAACAAGAGCCTGACTTCTCAACTTACTTTGGGGATCAGGGCGAAGTTAAAAATATTGAAGTAGAGAAAGCAAAAGAAGCAGGTCAGACAGAGTTAAGCCCAGAAGTAGAGTCCCAAACACAAGACATTCTTAAAATGGCTACAGGACAAGCTGATCCTAACTTAGAGTTTGACTTTAACAAGGATGGTAAGATTACATCACAGGATGCTTTAATGTTTGCTAAGGATGCAAAAACAAAAGCAGATGCTGAAAGAGCTAAACAAGCAGAGATTGGATCACTTACTGCTAGGCTACAAGAGTTGCAGGGATTGCCTATAAAGGGTGGGCCTATTGAGGGTGGTCCTGCCTTACCCAAGCCACCTGTAGACGAAGATGTAGAACGTCCTATCATACAACCAGGTGCTCCTGATCCTAAAGATGTACCAGCAGAAGTAGCAGAGCTAGACACTGCACAGAAAGCATATGCTGATGCACAGAAGGCACTTACAGATGCACAGATAACTTTAAATGATATTGATGTTGAAGCTATAGAGTTTGAATCCTTTGATGCTGTAGATGATACAGGGCAACCAAAATATCCTGATGCTTTAAAAACAATACAAGATAATTATTTAGATATATCTAAAGTTAAAGAGGAGTATGGATTTACTTTATCTGCAAACGAAAAGTCAAACACGCCCATATCACAAGTAAAGACTATACTTGAAAGTGGTAAGCTGCCAGTAGACCCTACTAAGTATGATGAAAAAGAACTTGATAAAGGGTCTAAAGACAACTGGACTTTTAAATATGATAATGGTCAAACTATTACTATACGTCGAGATAATAAACAAGACGCTATAGATGACTTTAATAATCTAGCTAAAATGTTAGGTGATTTTAAAGATACAGATACGTTTAAAGATAAACCTAAAAGTGAAAGTGAACAAGAATACGTAGACGCAGTAGATGCTTTAGATACAGCTAATGAAGGAATAGAACAAACTAAAATGACTTTGGATTCTACAGAGTCTAGAGCTAAAGTTACAGCAGTTCCTAGTGTGACAGAGACATTAGCTAAGACTATTAGCTCACCTATGGATCTAGTAACACGTCCAGATGTGTATGGCATTAAGGTTGAGAACAATCAGTTTATAGATACAAACACAGGACAGCTAGCAGAAATAGAAGACATCATAGCTAAACAAGCAAAGGCTGCTGATGCTGTTGACTCCCCATCAACTAAACTAACACTAGCATACTTAGGCAAACTCACTGATGCAGAGAAGCAAGAGAAGTATGGCCCTGTGCCTACTGATCCTGTTAAGTTAGAACAGTATGAAGCACGTATAGAAGCTGACGCAAGAGATGACTCTGTGGCTACATACGAAGCTACTATGTCACAAGATAAGATTACAAATGCACTAGCTAAGTTCTCTGCACAGACAGGCACACCATCAGAAGACGCCATAGCTAAAGCAGCACAGATGGACCCACAGGAGCTAGCACAGCTAGACTTGTCTGCTGAAGAAGAAGACATACTTAGAGTACAGATACCAGAATTTCGTAGACGTATGCAGGACGGAGAACTACCAACAGCAGAACTGTTTGATAGCATTGTATCAGCACCTGATCAACAGATTACAGAGAGAAGACCAGATGTTGATGCTGCTAAGTTTGCTACAGATACACCTAAAGCTACCGCAAAAGTAGATTACAATCTGGCTCCTGCACAAGCTGCCCTAGCTGAGATTACTAAAGTAGAAGAGGCTGCACGTTTTGCAACTGAGGCAAGTGCACCAGAGAAGACAACAGAGTTTGTACCTGATGTTTTACCGGGAGCACAGACTGTTGTTGGGCCTGATGAAATAATAGATATAAACAAAATAATAAACGATGAGAAGATTATCGTAACAGGACAAACACTTGAAGCTTTAAATGGAGATGCCGTTGCAAAGGCTGCAGCAGCTACGTTCTCGCAGACACTAGAGGCTAAGTTTACTAAAGGAGATGTCAGTCCACAGTCTACTATCACGTTTCAACTAGAGAGGCTCATGGATTCGTTTAACGATGGCACACCAGCATGGGCTGCAGGAGCCATACGTAACGTAAACGAAGCTATGAACTCTAGAGGCATGGGCGGTAGTTCTATGGCTGCTGCTGCTCTAATACAGGCTGCTATGGAGACAACCTTGCCTATTGCACAAGCTGAAGCATCTATCTTTCAAGCTATGGATATGGAGAATGTACGTAACAAACAAGCTGTAGCTTTAGCTAATGCTGCAGCAGCACAAAGGTTTGAGTTAGAGAACCTATCTAATAGACAAGCTGTAAGCATACAGAACTCTATGAACAATTCTAACTTACAACTAACAAACCTTAGTAACCAGCAAGAGGCTGTGTTGACACAGGCACAACTAAATGCAGGTATACGTAATCAAGAGATTAGCGTATCACAAAGTGTAGCTCTAGCTAATGCTGCTAGGTTTGCAGAAGTAAACGATATAAACCTGACAAACAGACAACAAGCCCTACTATTAGAAGCTAATCAAAAGTTAGAGGTAGACTTAACTAACTTGTCTAATAGACAACAGACTGCACTATCTAACTTACAAGTTAAAGCATCTATGATGGGTCAGGTTCTTACTAACGAACAGCAAGTGGCTGTGCTTACCAGTACACAGGCTTTTGAAAGAGAGATAAGTAACGCCAATAATAAGCAACAGGCTTTCATACAGGATGCTGTATCTATGGCTGCTATGGAAGGTAGGGTGTTAGATAACAGACAGCAAACATCTTTGTTCAACGTGTCAAGCCAGCTACAAGAACGTCAGATAGAGTTAAACAACGAACAGCAGATCAGAATGTTTAACATGACTAATGCGTTAAACATCGATGTAGAGAACTTGTCTAACCGTCAACAGACTGCCCTAGCTAACGCACAGATAGAAGCATCCATGCGAGGACAAGAGCTAACTAATAAACAGCAAGTAAATGTAATACGTGCAGAGCGTATAGCTGAGATAGCTAACATGAACTTTACTGCTGAGACATCTCGCTTACTGCAGAACTCGCAGCTTGCACAGTCTGTAAACTTAGCTAACTTAAATAACCGTCAAGCCAAACTAATGTCTGATGCTGCATCTTTGACACAAGTAGACTTAACTAACTTGTCAAATAATCAACAGGTTGCACAACAAAAAGCACAAGCTTTCTTACAGATGGATATGCAGAACTTAGATAACGCACAGCAGATGGAGATATTTAAAGCACAACAAACTACACAAAGTATCTTTACTGATCAAGCTGCAGACAACGCAGCTAAACAGTTTAATGCTGAGAGCAAGAATCAAATGACACAGTTCACTATGAACTTAGATGCACAAGTTGAGATGTTTAACAATGCACAAGAAAACGCTATGGAGCAGTTCAACGTAGGTGAAGAGAATACTATGGCTAAGTTTAACGCTGAGTTAGGCAATCAGAGAGATATGTTTAATGCATCTAATGAACTGGTTGTGGCTCAAGCTAATACTCAGTGGAGACAAAACATAGCTACTATAGAGAACGCAGCTATTAACGAAGCTAACATGGTGGCAGCACAAACAGCTAATAACTTAACAACACAAGGTATAGCAGAAGTGTGGCAACAAGAGCGTGACTTAATGAACTACGCTTGGACTACCGCAGAGAAGCAAGTTGACAGAGATCACGAGTTAGTTAAAGCTAAAATAGATGCAGATGCTGCAGAAGATAGTGGCTTCTCTATGGCAGCAGGACAATTTCTATCAGCTACAATAGGTGCTATAGGTGAAGCTGGTGGGCTTAAATCAGGCGGCTTTTTTAATTAAGGTAAAGTAAGATGACTAATCAATATGGTATAGTAGATATATTAAAAAATGTATTAGGGATTGACTCTGATCAGCCAAAAGAGGATGAGAAGCAGTCAGAGGGATTAATGTCTAGCAGTCTTAGACCTAGAGCTAGGCCAGAGGGTGTAAATGTTAGCCTTAGACCTAGAGCTAGGCCAGAGGGTGTAAATGTTAGCCTTAGACCTAGAGCTAGACCAGAGGGCGTTGAGACAGGTGATAACCCTGCTGTTTTTACAGCTAATACAATTAAAAGTATGAATGACTATGATGATGATGATAAAATTAAATCAGTAGGGATTCCGTTAAACAGCATAGACGCACAAGAGATTTTAATAAATCCTAATTCATTAGCTACTCAACACAATACCACTATGAAGAATTTAGTTAAGTTTGGTAATGATACACCACAAGTAAAAAGACAAAGGTTTAAGTCTGATGCTATAAGTGAAGCCATAGCGTATGCTCAGTCTACACAAGCAGAGGATAACTTTGACAGTATAGCTAGACAGACTGAGTTAGCTCTATCAGATACAAGAGCACCAGTACAAGTGGATGCACCTGCAAGTATACCCGCAGAATCAGGCACTCCTTTGGTATACGATACAGAGGATGCCCAAAGAAATTTAAACATATTAGGTTATGATCTAGAGGTAGACGGTAAGTTAGGACCAAAAACCAGAGCCGCCGTAAGAGACTTTCAAGAGAAGCAAGGCATAGGAGTAGATGGTGTAGTAGGACCAATAACTTCAGGAGCTATGGCAAGAGCTATAGAAGAGCAAAGGTCTGCAGGTGACGTGACAGTAACTGAACTAGATGAATCAGAAATATCAGAACAACAAGGTCTTATGGATAGGCGAGGAACAAGAGTAGGAGACATAGAGGGAGTTGACGATGGTGTAACAGTGGTTAAAGCTGGTATATTTGATGGGATAGGAAACTTTTTAGAAAACTTTGGCACTACAGAATTTAGATTTTTTGCAAATAATTTATTAAATGCAGGAGGAAATTTTACAGAAGATAATATATCTAAAACAGATATAAATGTTTTACGTAATGCAGTAAACAACGCCATGAACGACAGTAGAAAATATACTAAATATGAAGACTTAGATCAAAAAGAATTAGAGGTTAATAAAAAAGGTCCATTAGCAGGTATTATGAATCCAAAATTAAGGATAGCTAGAAGTTTTGGTGTGTTCAGGTTTAATGAAGATAAAGATGGTAATATAATAATAAACGATACATTTGATTATAATGAAGGACCAAAAAGAAAAGCTTATTTTGAAGCGGTAGAAGCAGGAGATAAACGATTAGCAAGGTCTTTATTACTAGATGCCTCTCCTGTTCAAGCCGCTTCAATGATTGGATATGCTAAACAAGAACGATTAAAAAAAGCAGGAGAGCCTTTTCAAACTACAATAACAATTAATCTTGGTAATCCTAAAACATGGGGTACTTCTTAATGCTAGGACTACCTTTAGAACTAATAACAATGCTCTTCTCTACCATACTAGGTGGTGTCATGTCCATATGGGGGCAGTCCATCAAGGCTAGAGAAGCCAACAACAAGATGCTTATGGAACGTGCTAACTTCAACAAAGAAGCTGTAGCAGAAGCACGTAACGCTGGTAAGAATGATAAACACTTTGCTTGGACACGTAGACTTATAGCTTTATCTGCAGTGTTTAGCATTATTGTCTTGCCAAAGCTAGTCGCAGTGTGGTATCCTGATGTCAGTGTATATGTAGGATACACAGAGATGCAGGGCGGTTTTATGAACTGGTTGTTTGGCCCTGATGAAGCTATCCAATGGAAGATGGCAAAAGGATTTGTAATCACTCCCCTAGATACACACATTGTATCAGCCATAGTAGGTTTATACTTTGGTGCTGGGTTTACTAAGTAGGAAAAGAAAGATGGCAGTATCACAGTTTGGAGCACCTATACCGGGCAACTCATTATTTACTCATGCACCAGGTGAGAGGCCGTGGGAGCGTCCAGCAGCGTTAAACACAGTAGAAGAAGCAACGCAGTTCTACATAACTAGTTTAGCTAGAGAAGAAGTCATGGATGATATGATGGCTGCTTTAGTTGCTGGTATAGCTATCAACCCTATAGCAGAGGCGTTGACTCTATCACAAGTTATGAAAGGCACACATACTTTAGATGTAGCTCTGTTAGTAAAGCCTGTAATCATGGAGTTCTTAGCTGCTGTGGCTGATAACAATGAGATAGATTATAAGTTTACAAACAAAGACCCACAAAAAGAAATAGATCAAAAAGAAAGAGATCGTATTCAGTTAGTCTTGTTAAATGAATTAAGCAAAGCTCAAGAGCAAGGCACAGAAGATGCAGGTACAGAACTGTTAGGAGAGATATCAGACTTTCTAGCACAGGACGTAGGACGTGAAGACGCTGCTGAAGCTGCACAAGATATGCCACCTCCTGAAGCAGAAGAGTTAGAACAAGTTACTGAACCGCCTGTAGAGGGTGCAGAACCAGAAGAACTAATAGAAGAAGAACAAGAACAGGCTCCACAAGAGATGGGTCTAATGGCTAGAAGGTAAAGTATTATGACGTTTAATTATAAAGCATTTGCTACAGGGTTTATGGAGGATCAAGCACGTCAGATTAATACAAGAGTTGCTGAAGCAAGAGAATATAAAAGAGAGCTAAAAGAAAACGCTGAAGAATCTAAGGGGAAGATAAATCAGCTTAAACAGTTACAAGGTTTAGCTAAGTCTGAGATATCAAGACTGAGGGCGTTGGGCTTTAACGATAAGCATATTAATGCAGCTATTGCATCTGGTCCTAAAGGTCTGTTTGATTTATCAACGTCTGCACAGGCAGAGGCAAAGAGGCGTGACTTTACACCGGGACAAAAGTTTGATCAGTACGAGATTGACTCATTGATAGACTACTCTGATAACTTTATGTATGGCGATGTAAGATCAGAAGATTTTTATGAGATGAATACGGCATTAAGTAAGCCATCTTTAGGTAGTACAAAAGACCCTAAACGTGGTGTGATGAAGACCTTGTTTGGTATTGATTTAGACGATGCTGTTAGATCAAGGCTAGACAAAGATGCGTATTACGATGGGTATTCTGTGATGGATATAAATGAGATATCTAAACAGGAAGCATACGAAAGTGTTGCACCGGGTACATACTTTTCGTTCTTGCCTACAGAGGACTTTGATGGTACTAGTGCATCACGTAGTTTTATGAATATGCTCAGTGCTATTGATAGAAATATTGCAGATAAACAAAAGGCAGGTGATTATGTCGCACAAGCACAGCAAGAGGGCGTTGAAGTAGGAGAACAAAATGAAAGAGCACGAGAGTTAGCGGCTCTAGACAGATCACAATCTATATTTAATCAAGTACAAGTAATAGTAGCGGAGAATCCTACTTACTTAGATAAGATGGGTTCTGTTTTAGAGGGGTATCTAACTGAAGGTCAGCTAGGAAGATTGACATATGAAGGATTACAAGGAGATGATCTTGAAAGAAAGGTAGTAAAAAAATTATTGACTAATACTTCTGCAAAGAAAGATATTGAAAATATATTTACTATACCAAATACAGGTGGTTATAAATATGAAATAGTTGTAGGCGCAGATGGGGCGGTAAAAAGTATAATATCTAATGGGACACCAATAAAAGAGGATATGATAGATGAAGCTCTTGCTGATCTTGCTATTAAAGGATTAATACCAAGTGCAAAAATAGTTAGTGACCCTAAATTGCCAGAAGGAGGAGGGGTCGATAAAACAGAGGAGCCAGAAGTAGAAGAAGCAACTTACTATAAGGATGATAGTGGTAATATAGCTAGTGGTGTGCCTCCTAGACCAGAGCGTAGCTTCTCTACTACTGTATTTGGTGGAGGTATGAGTGGAGAAGACAGAGATGACATACTAGCAGGACGCATGAGGATACCAGATAATCTTAGACCTAATCAATGGGATGAGTTGTTTGGAGACACCCATGATCCTGAGACAGGTAAGAAGTTAGATGTAGAAAGGTTGACATCCGATGAAGAACCCAGTATAGTAAGGTTAGACAGCTATGATACACAAGAAGAAAAGGATAAGGCGTTTGATGCTATTCCCATTGGTGGTAAGTTCTACGACGATGATGGTACTGGGCCTCACACCAAACGCCGTGAACGTGGGTCTTGAAGATATGGGTTCTTATTCTCAATATGCAGAACCTTCACCAGCAACAAGCGGTGGATATGTTCAATACAGTAAACTTGTAGAGGATCCTACAAAGGATAAGCAAGGACTAATGAGTAAGCCTAAAGCTGATTGGGAAGATGTGTCATATGGTCTTGTGTCTAACAAGATAGGTATAGACAAAAGCTCATGGGATACATACAGAGAAGAGTTGGCTAAGATAGAGTCTTCTGGTGATTACTCCGCTAAAGGTGGTAAAAATAATCATTATGATGGTAGATATCAACTAGGTAAGGATGCAAAGATAGATGCGGCATCTTTACTAGGGACACCACTTAAACATGACACAAGGTCTAGAGTGTCTTTTAGGTCAGATGTAGACTTACAAGAGAAGGCATTAGCTGCTTACACGGCTAAGAATCATTCTTACATGATGAAATCTCCTATATATAAAAAGCTATCACAAAAAGAAAAGATAGCTGCACTCGCTTACGCACACAATCAAGGACACGTTGGAGCAAAGGCGTGGTTAAAGACAGGCGTAGTTGGTACAGATGCTTTTGGAACTAAAGGCACAAAGTTTTCTAACGCCCTGAAGGATGCACTACAATGAGAACATTAGAAGAGCTTAACAAAGAACTTGGTATACAGCCTATTGAGCCTAAAAAGATAGACTCTAGTTCACCAGTGCGAAGAGATAACACTGAGTTTGATGAGATGTTTGAGCCTGATAATCGTAAGGGCGAGAAGTTAAAGAAAGATGATCTGTACAGAAGAGACAGGTTAAACAAAATACGACAGTACATGATTAGCAAAAAAGGTGCTACCTACATGGATGCTGATAAAGAAACTGTGGTTGAAGACTTTGTTGATAGTATGCGTAGATTTAACACTAACATAGTCGCCACTGCAGGTGAAGCTAGATTCATAGGTAAAGCAGACGATGAGACTAAACGTATAGCCAAAGATGCCTATCAGTTGTATGATAGTTTAGGTAATGTGTTTGTAAACGATGGTGTCTTTGGTGCAGTAGATGGTGTAAAAGACTACATACTATCTATAGCGAGTGATCCTACAAACTATGTAGGTTTAGTAACAGGCGGTTTAGGTAAGGCAGGTGCGCTGGGTGTAAGCGAGGCTAGTAAAGCAGCTATAAAAGCCTCTGTAGCAGCAGCAGCTAGGAAAGCTGCACAGTCTGGTGCAACTAAGAAAGCTGCAGAGAAAGCTGGCCTAGATGCAGCAGAGGCCATGACTGCAAAGTTAGCAGGTAGTGGGTACACACAAGCATCTATGAACAAAGCAGCAGAGAGTGCAGCTAAAGTTGCAAGGGCTAAGATAAGATTTGAAGCAGCACAAAAGGCCGCTAAGAAAACTGTTGTTGAAGGTGGTGAAGTAGTTCTTGAGAAGGGTTACATGAAGCCTAATGTTGTTAAGTTTGGCACTAAAAGAGCAGCTAAAAAAGCTGTGCTTCAGACTACGGCTATCGATGCTTTACTTGCTGGGTATCAGGATGTGGCTATACAAGATATATATTTAGATGTAGGTGCTCAAGACAAGTATAGCGCACTACAAACTGGCCTGTCTCTTACATTGGGTGGTGTAGGTGGTGGCTTACACTTTACGTTTGGTAAGTTTGGTGGTGTCTCTGGGCTAGGAGAGGCTTTAGATAGTGCAAGAGCAGCAAGTAGGGCTGCAGAGTTTCCACTTAAAAGGTTTAAGTCAGCTAGAGAACAACTTAAAAAGATGCAGAAAGATAAAGCACCTGAAGCACAAATAAAAGAACAAAAAAGATTAGTGGCTAAACTAGAAAGAGAGGCAATAGGTAAACCGTTACTTAAAAAAGAATCAGTAGATAAAGCAGCTAAACAATTAAAAGATGACATTAGATCTTGGTCTGAGAAGGTTGGTGCAGGTAAAAAATTATTAACTAAAGGCGAGGGCAATCAGAAAATGCCAGAGAGCCTGTTAAGTAAAATAATGCTAGGTTACACAAAGGAACAAAAAGCAGAGTCAAAGGTTGAGATACCCATAGGTGGATTATCAAAGATATTTTTAGAGAACGGCATTAAGTTTTCTAAGAAGACAAAAGTATCTGATGTAATGACTAACTTATTACAGTACATGCCTGAGAAAGAATTAGAAGAAATAAAAGAAGAATTTTTAACAGCCACAGGAGGATCAATAAAACTAGGAGAGACTGCATCTCTTGCCATAGATTTAGGAGATATTATAGCTGCTACTACAAGCGAGGCTGGTAGTGCTCTTAGTGTTATGGCTAGTGTGCGTAGAGCCACAGACGCAGGAGTTGTAGCAGGAAACGAGATATTATCACAAACTGTAGCATCAAAAGCAGTCAGGGATCAATTAGGTGAAGAAAGTTTGGGAGGTATAACTAAAAGAGCAAGACCATTAGGATACGCACAGAATGTATGGAAACGTCTTTTAGTTTCATCTCCTGCTACAACTGCAGCTAACGTAGCTGGTTACGCCCAGTTCTTTGCAGGGCAGGGTGTAGCTGATCTGTTTGCTGGTGGGCAGTTAGCTATAGCTGGTGTGGGTGCAGCAGGTGTAGGTAATACCAAGTTAAGCAAAGAATTATTTAGACAGGCTCGTGTGTACAGAGATATACAAGCACAAAAGATGAAGAACTTTCTTGATCCTACAACAACTTACGATTCGTTTATAGGATTAATGGATGAGATAAAAGACAACAAAGAACTAAAGGGATTACTGTTTGAAACTGTTGGTGGTGGTGTAGAGAGAACTGCAAAAAGATACAACATGAACATGGAAGATGGTATATTAAAAAAGTCAGAAATATTTGCTGATGCTGCCATGATGATAACAGGGGTTCGTGTACAGGATGTATTTACTAAGTCACAAATGTTTATGACTGAGCTAGATAAATATGTTAGACTAAAGCATGGGGATAATCTAATTGATGTATTAAAGTCTGGTGATCTAGCTAAAATAGATGATGACGTTATAGGCGGTGCAGTAGATACCACGTTACGTTCTGTGTTTTCTAAAGATTACACCACTGATGATCAATTGTTAGGTCGTGCAGCTAAGTGGGTCGAACAAGCATCTAACACACCTTTGCTTGGTACTGTTATACCTTTTGGTAGATTTATGAATAATGTTGTAGCCACAGCTTATCAGTGGAGTCCATTAAGTTTTGCAGGGGTTGCAAGTCGCATAGTTAAAAAAGAACCTGGTATAAAAACTAATGAGGCTTTCGCTCGTTCTTTAGTAGGTAGCTCTGCATTAGTTATGGCTATGCAGATGGACAATGAAAGACAAAAGAAAGGATTAGGTACAAACGAGATAGAGGTGAGTGGCACAGTAATAGATGTTAGAAATGTGTTTCCGTTCTCTTTGTTTTTAGCTGCTGGACGAGTAGGTAATCTCATTGTAAAGAAAGAAACTGTTCCTCCTGAATTATTAGAAGAGCTAGGAAATCAACTAGCTATAGGTCAAGTAGCCAGAGATGTACAGTTTGGCAATGATGTATTTAATGCCTTAGATTTTTTTGCTAATGAAGGTAGGAGTGCTGATTTAGATGCTCTTTATAAGTCTCTTGGTAATATAGCTGCAGGTGCTACACGTCCATTAGATGCTATAAATAGATCAGTAGGCTTTCTTGCTAACAATGATATAGCTAAAGACGTTAGGCAAGCAGATGGCTTTACTACGTTCACACAATCGTCTACTAAATACTTTGACAATATACTAGAAGTTTTGATAGGAGAGTCTGAAACTTTAACAGGTGAAAACTTACGTGTGTCAAGCAGAGAGGGTGACATCTATGATGCTAATCCACTAGCTCGTATACTAGGCTTGAACATAAAGCGAGGTAAGACAGCTACAGAGCAAGCATACACGTTGACAAACTTGCAGTCATGGAAGCAAGATCAAAGATCAAACATACCTACGTATGACAATATATTTAATGGAACACTAGCTCCTATTTTAGAAAGACGTATGCAAAGATTAATACAAAGTAAAACATTTAAAGAGAGTGATTTAGAGGATAAAAGAGGACGTGTTAAGCATGAGCTAACTCAAGCTAGAAATGAGTTAAGACAATACTTTGATATAGTAGGCACTACTGGATACATAGATCAACAAAGATATAGAGCATCTACTAAAGGCACTAAAGGACAAAAAGCTAAAGCTATGAAGTACATGAAGAGCTTGGGTGTAAATGCTGAACTAAAAGATTTTAACTTTAGAGAACTTAAAACATACGAATCCTACATAGATCATCTTAACCTCAAGATAAAAACTGGCCTGTGATATGTGCTCTAACTGGTGTATTCTTTGGCATGGCTCCAATAGCTACTATGTACACAGTTTGTGAATACAGATGCCCAAAAGAGATTAGCACCAGGTACTACTACTGGCCTCACCACATAGTCTTATGGGATGAAAGTCAACAGTGTCCACCTAGTGCTAAACTAGATTAGTATTACTTTAGTCCACGTAGCTCTGCAGCGTATTTAGATATCATACCTACATCATCTACGCTTTCTAAAGCTCTAACTTTGTTCTTGCTGTCAGGCAAGTATTCATCTATGTGTTGCTTGACAGGCTCTAACTTTTTTAATAGCCCCTCATAAAAAAGTCTTTGCTTTCTTTCCATGTGTTCTCTTGCTTCACTCTCTATGGTCATGGTCGCCGTGGTAGTGCGGCACAAAACGCCATAACTTCTGCATCTTCATGTGGCATATTCTTTATATACACTTCTTTCACCTCATCTGCTGCATCCTTACATATATCGTAGTTCTCGTATAAGTAAGGCTGTGTTTGTGCGTAGTGCAGTCCTTCATTAAAAAAGATAAGGACTAGTATCCATTTCATTTACATTTTCCTTCACGTTAAGTCTACTATTTCACAGCTATCACCACTACACGCTAGTGTTTGCATAGATGCTGTGTTATCATCTTCTTCGTAATCAGATAGCTTAGACCAATCAATGCTAACTGGCATCAGTGAATCTAACATTCTATAGTCTGACCTACCCACCTCTTGATATGGTGCTTGCTGATATGTGTGATCTGAGTGAGGCAAGAAAGATATACCACTCATCTCATCAAAGTGTTTGTACACAAATGAAGCTACCTCTAGCCACTCCTCATCACGCACTGTAATCGTCACTGAGGGCTTGTGCTCACACCAGTGTCGCTGATACATAAGCCAAGTCTCTAGCTGCTCTATGGCTGTTAGATCATCTCTCAGCACTGCTTTATCTGGTGACTTGATAGGGAAGCTAAACACTACTGTACTATCAGGCTTCATAACACACGGCTCGTTAGGTATGCCTTGATCCACCATAAGTTTAGTTAAGGGGTCGTTGGTATCAGCGCGTACAGTACGGATATAATATGCACTGTGGCGAGGATGAATACCAGACGCACTGTCAACCAACTGGGAGATCGTTCCCGATGGCTTAACGCAGCTAATTGCAGTAGACGTGGGTATATTGAGATTGCTAGCAAGTTCAGCGTTAGTAGAAATAGCGACATTCTTTAGGTGCTCCAATGTTTTTTCTAGACCTTTGTTCTTTGTGGTCATTAGTGGATTGTCCATTATCCCTGTGAGTGACACACCCAACAAGCGTTCTTCTTCTGTATTTCGCTGCCACACCTTTCGCAAGTATGGAAACTTTGTGTAGGTGGATTGAATTGTTCCCAAAAGTGTTGCAATACGTACCTTTCGCTCAAGAGATTCAATAGTATCCTCTGCCCTAACCACAACTTCAGTAAGATTGCAGAACTGATTCGGACGCAATATGATCTCACTACATGGATTAGTCCCAAAGTCCCACTCGCTGTCACGCCTACCATTTTTTGCAGCTTGTTTCTTAGATGCTTCACGGTTAAATATTCCTCTCTCACCTGACTTACTCTCTACCAAAGATGTCCACTCACGTAAGAATGATTCCATATCTGGCCTCTCCGTATAACACACAGAGTTATTAGCTAGAGCACGATGCCCTGCTGTCTCCCACCACTGCCCTGACTTAGCGTGACGCATACGATCATCACTGAGGTTAGACAAAGAGATCATAGCACTACGTCTTACACCGCCAGAGACAACTATCTGTCCTATAAAGCACATGATGTCGTGACACTCTAAAGCATTGAGCTTACGTCCTTCAGCAAATTTAAATGTTTGTACAGTAAATCTAAACAAATCAATCAAGGGAGCAGGACCACTTGCTCTACCGCCAAATGTCTTTAACCTAGCACCTGCTGGACGTACAAGAGACATATCCCATTTAGGTATTTCACCAGCCCATAGGAGAGCCAACACTTGTCTGAACGCTTTAGCCCACCCCTCCTTGCTGTCCTTAACAACGATAGTAGTATCAGAGTGATAGAGAACAGGGACTTCAGGGAGCTTGTTGATGTATTGTCTCTCTACACTGAACCCGACACCAGTACCACAAAGAAGAATGAACATAGCCTCATCGAAGGCTTTAGGGTCATCTACGGCTAGGTAACTACAGTTATATATGCATGTGTTATCACGGTCTGCTGCTGGCCCTGCAGTCATCATGGCTCTCATGGATGGCATTACTTCTAGATTAATAATAGCATCCTCTATTTGTAGCTGTTCTTCTGGTGATACTTTACCATCAACTATGTTATCCATGTAGCGTTGTACTGTCTCTCTCCAGTTCTCCCTTTTCTTTTCTTCTGGCATCCACTTAGAATACCTGGACTGATGTATAAAAGTCTGGTAGTCAGTAGGTAATACTTCACCAGTGTCTACGTTGTTGTAGTATTCAAACGCTTCTATGTCGCTTGCGTTAATCATGCCCTCTCCTTAATGTTTAAGTTATCTATCTTCACATCATCTATGTCGTGAAACGTGTTGTGTATTAAGTCACGCACATCCTCCTCGTGTGCATCTTGTACAGTTGATAGCACGTTACAGGCTTCGTCTACCTCTAATAAAAATGTAACGCTAAACTTTTTGTTCATGCCGTTCACTTATGTATCTCCTTCAGTGTTTCATTTGCCCATGTTAAATACTGTTGTGCTTTCTTTAAATCCTCTACAGGTGTAGCGTTCTTGTAAGCTGCTCTGTGATTGTACTTTATTACATTGCCTCTACAGTAAGCTACAAAGCCGTGTAGTCCTAATACCTGCTTAATGTAATCAATACACTCTATACCATCAGTTAAGTTGTAGTGTGCTGGTTTGTTTACACTGTCGTAGTTAAATGTAGTATCACCATTTATTATATCAGATACATCAATAGTTTGATCTGCCATAGTTATTACACTCATTATGCGTTTCCTTGTGTCTTAGTAAATCGAGTTAGCTTTAGAACCTTGCCATCCGTACCTTCTACCTTTTCATACAAAGTATTATCTTCTTGTAGCCTATGTTCTAAACCTATCAAATCATTTCTGTGTTCTTCTACTGCATTATACAACTCGTCATCGTGTTGTGCAAGCTCTAAAAAAGCACCCATCAGTGTAGCTAAATGTACAACGTAAGATACATCATCTGAACTAAGTAGTTTTATTTGTCCTACTACAAGTCCAGTGTTCATCTCTCCTGTCCACTTACCTCTTTTGTCAAAGGCACATGGCTTTAAAACTAAAGCTACCTCATCATCTCCTATTACATATTTCATATTGCCACCTTCTTTTTACCTTTGAACAGTATTGTATTCACTGTTATAGGTTCACCTTTCTCTTTTAGCCAATCTTCAGGTATGATCCTGTGTTCCCACTTGAAATCATACTTGTCACACCAATCACAGTACCTTGTCTTTGATCCCTTATACAGCTTTGCTTTGCAGTTACTAAATACGAAACGAATGTCTAGCTCTGGATGTTGTCTCCGTACAGCTAAGTGTTTGCGTCTATCCTCTACGTCAAAGATGCCTTTGGTTTCTATTATGATACCATTATCAAGTATAAAGTCAGGCGTGTACGTTCTATATCGTAAGTCTTCCCACTCTATTTTTAAACGCTCGTACCTGACTTTCTTTTGATGCTTCTTCAGATATGCAGCTACATCATTCTCTAATCCACTGCGATATCTTCTAGTGCTATGTCTTCTTCTCTTCTTTAACATCTAGTAACTTAACAAGCTCTTCTAGCTTTACCTTACCTACAGCACGTACACACTGTATCTGGTGATCTAGCTGATTAGCTATGACTGTGTTCTGCTGTAAGACGTTTAGCAACTCTAGCTGTTCTTCTGTCATACTGTCTGTGTCATATTCTTTGTCGTTTATTGTCACCTTACTCATTTAGTATTCGCCTTTCAGTCTAGTGTAATGTACTATAGGTGCTTCTCTTTTGCCTTTATACACCTTAGATGGTAAGCTCTTTAGTGTAGGCCAGCACTTAGCTTTGTGTGAGCAGAAGTTACAATCCATAGGTAACTTGTAGTTACCACTGTTCACACCTCTGTACGACTCTGGCTCATCTGTAAAGCATCTCTCAAATGGTGCGTCAGTCTTGAGATACTCATGGACATCCTTTATTTTTTGTAGAACTGCGTCCTTGTCTACCTCTGCTGCTGACACATACTTGAAGCTACCATTGTTCTTATTAACAACCCACCAGCCACCTACCTTCTTGTTAGCTGCCTCAGAGTAACCAACAAGCTGTGGCACGTAGCCAAACCCATCACCTTTCTCAAGCGTGTAGAAGTCTACAAACTTGTTGTCGTATGACCAGTTACTAGCTGACTTAACATCATCTATCTTATCATCTAGCAGCATGTCGTACTCACCAGATATCTCTTCTGTGTCAGATAGAGGCAGTGATACCTTTTTGTTATCACCAAACTCTACCCCAGAAGCACGTAGCAAACCTTTCAGTAACGCCTCTATCATATCTCCAAAGATCATATTAATCTTGAATGATGTAGGCAATACGTCTTGATGCGCTGGGTTATTCTTCTCAAACCAAAGCTGGCATTTAGGACGCCCAACATTGGACATCCTTAGTTTAAACTCTTTCTTACCTTCAGGTTCATTGAACTGTTTATCAAGAGCCTCACCAATATCATCTTTTATTTTATCAATGATATCTTTTGACATCTTAGACTTACCGTCAATGGCATCCCTTAGATACTGGTGCAAAGCTAATTCAGCAGGGTGATTCACTATTCAAAGTCCTCCACATCTACTATGTTAGATACAATGTTTTGCTCACTGGCAGATATAGTTTCTACATTGTTCTCTGCCCACTTGGTAGTAACATAATCATTGTTAGCACCAACGTAGTCTAGAAAATCTTGTAGAGTATCGTTGTCACCTTCTTGCAAACCAACAAAGTCACTTAGTGAAGCACCAATCACCATGAAAGGATTACCATTTGGTAAAGTTTGTGTCTCTCCTAACAAAGCTATGCTCTGCTCTGCAGGATTGATACGCTTCTTGATTAACTTACCTACTGTAGTATCGATAGACTTTAAGCTATCACGGTTCTTTACATCCATGACAAAAGCGAACTCTTGATCATATCCATCAGCAGGAGCACCACCCTCGTAGAAAGCACCTGTGAGTGTAGCCATACCCATTATAACCTTTACACGACTGATACTACGGATCAAGTCTTGTTGATCTTTAGGTAGTGCAGCGAAGTCTTTGATGTAACCTGATGGCCTACCAAGATTGAACGTACCAATCGTATCTTTCATGTCGTGATTTAAGTTAGTTGACATGACAGACTTTTGCATAGTCTTGTTCTCACTATCCCAACGCTGCCACTTCTGTCGTTCAGCAAACAGGCGTACATCTACCTTCCTTGCAAATACTGTATCGTCCTCAGTCACAATCTTAAACACAGGAGAAGATGCTACCTTACCATCTATAACCTCCTGTATAACTGTTCCTGTAATCCTGGCTAGCGTAGACTGTGACTGTCCTGTAGGGGCAGAGAAGCCCATTGCGTCAGCTAGGTTCATGTTATCTACTTTTAATGCTACTGCGTTCTCTTGCATATTTTATCCTTTCTATGCATACTAAGTTAAGACTCAAGTTATACCACTAAACGTCCTTGATGTCAAGCCAGTTGTCACCAATCTTGGACTCTAATAGCAGTGGTACATTCATTTCTATATCGTATTCTTTTTGAATTATATCATTCAAGTTATCGTTAAGCAAATCTATAATGCTTAACACATCATTTATTTCTTCAGGGTGTGCGTCAATTACCACACTATCATGCACACTGTTGACCAAGCACGACTGCATAGGTTGTAGCAAACGGTCAAGCTCTAGCAAAACTACAGGCACAACATCACCAGTAGCAAAGCCCTGCACTGGATAGTTCTTAATCATAGTGAAGTGACTGACTGAGCCGTTCTCCCTGCGTACTACATCAGGGAAAGCGTACTGCCTACCACTTACGTTAGTTATCTTTCCTTCGTTTACAGCCTCATCACCTAGCTTCTTGTGCCACTTAGCTATACCCTTGTACTTCTCTACGAACTGCTTGTAGTATGCAGCCTCTGCCTTGCTTCTGCCATATCCTGTAGCTCCAAAGAGAGGGGCAAAGGTATGCTCTTTTGCTTCCTGACGTGTTGTAGGCTGCCCTGCATCACTGATAACCTTTGCGGTGTAGGAGTGTACATCAAACCCTGTATCTATCTCCCTCATGGCTGTGCTGTCCTGTGCGAGGAAAGCAGCAGTTCTGAACTCAAGCTGTGCAAAGTCAGCCTCAATTATCTTGCCACCATCCCAGCGCGAAATGAACACACGTTTTATGGGGAAGGTTCCTCCTCTTGGCATGTTTTGCATGTTAGGTTTTCGTCCAGAAAATCTACCTGTATTGGTGTTTGTTTGGGTAAGGGTGATATGTAACCTTCTGTCTCGTTTAGTGTTGGAGGAAATGCCATCCACAAAGCTACTGAGATAGCTATTAATAGCACTAAGCCGCTTAACATCCTGTAAAAATCCAATCGCTTTCTCCATATAGTTATTCTTAGCTGTGGCTATAAGTGTATCTAGGTTCTTCTTACCTACACTAAAGCCGTTTGCACTTATCCATTTCTTGCTTGGTGGAAAGAAGCCAAGTCCAGCCATCTGATTAGTATTTATTAGAAGATAGCCTATACCACCACATTTAGGACACTTGTTAGGTCTAGCGTAACGTGTGCCATCCTTTCTTATCTTGTACACTTTACCTGTCCCATCGCACTCAGGGCAAGTCTTTACGTTTGTCTTTAGCATAAGAGTGCTATTCTTTTTTACTGTATCTTTAAAGTTAGATGGATCTGTAAAATCAAATAGCTCTGCCCACTCTTTCTTATCGTTTGGTTTACGACTAAAGATAATCCAAGATAGCTGCTCTGGTGAGTTTAAATTTATGGGTGTTCCTCCCATGAGTGCTCTAGTTCTACTTTGCAATCGTTCCAAGATTTCGTTTCGCTCTCGTTCATAGTCATGTTTGACGTGTTCGAGGGCTTCTGTATCCACCCTGATCCCTGATCTGGACATTCTTGCGAGAGCTTTGCAGGTTCTAAAGGTGACTCCTTGAACGGATTTAAGGGATGCTGCAGCAGGGGTTTTGTAATCCCTATCTGTGGCGTAGTACAATTCGCCAGTAGTAAGCAAGTCGTGCTCAAGATAATGGCTGAGTTCATCCAACGGTATTTCATTTGTGTTATATCCTTTCTTGTAGTAAGTTTTAAGTGTATCATCCTTCTGATACTTCAAGCCCCTGCGTATAGCGCACTGTTCTAAGCTCAAAGGTTGCTTCTGTCCACGCATAAGCAAATACTCTGCTAGCATGGTATCGTATATCTCACCGTCATATTTAAAATCGTTAGCCCACAGCCACTGTAAGTCGTACTGTAAGTTGTGACCTATTAGCAGCGTAGTGCTGTCAAGTAATCTTTGTAAGATACAAGAGTTCATCTTATCTTTTTCTGTAGCCTCATTGTGGTCAAACGGTAACAGTCTCTTCATGCCACTGTCTAAACACAAGACACCTACCTCAGTCAGAGTATTAGCCTCTTCGTAAGGATCGTTGTATATCTTTCCATCACGTAGTGTTATGGAGTTCTCTACGTCAAGCACCCTCCTCATGCTGAATACCTAGCTCTCTCTCCATCTAGCTTGCACGTAATCCTACCATGCCAGCCACCTTTCAGTTTGTTCTTAGCTATTACTAAGTGTCTTTGTGTATCTCCTTCATACTCTCCTTCAGTAATGGCGTTCTTAGATATCAGCACCATTAAGTCACACTCTGATGCCTTGCCTGTCTTGCTTCCTTCTAGCATAGACTGATCAACATATACCTTACCCTCTGCCTCTGCTGATAGCTGAGACATCCAGATCACAGCACACTCATACTGCTTCGCTATGTTCCGGGCATGGATGGCTGCATCCTTGAGGTACACATGGGAGTCAGCACCTGTCTTGTTAGCAAACTTGTCTCCCATGTCGAGCACCACTATGTCAGGCTTGTAGTTCTTTACTACAGCCTCAACCCAGTTCATGTCCTTGCCTGTGCTATCAACTATCTTGATGTTGTCATACACTGGCTTGTACCTCGTAGCTGCTAGAGCATAGTTGTCTTTGATCTCTTCCATAGGCATGTTTGATGCAGCACTAAGATACCTAGCACCCACACGAGTGTAGTCCTCTTCGTTACACAGCACGATACACTTAGCACCCTGTCTAGCAAAGCCACCCTCAGAGGCTATCAGAGAGGCATGAAAGCTAGTCTTGCCTGTGTTAGGTCTTGCGCCTACCAAAACCAGATGCCCGCCTGATACGCCCTCTACATTTCTTTGTAGGGATGGTATGTTGAACTGCCACTTAGATTGTATCTCGTTAGCTACGAGTAGGTTGTCTATAGATATGTCACCCCAATCTACTTTTAAGTTAGGCAAGAAGTTATCTTGGTAGTCAGTCAGTATATTACGTAGTGGCTCCAGTGTATTCTTCTCGCCATTCACGTAGTCAAAACCTAAGTTAGCTACTTCTTCACCTACTACATTCCTAAACAAGCTAGACATAACTTCTTGTGCTACCTCTGAGCACATAGGTGCTTCATCACGTAGCTTGTCAAACACTCTTTTGTAGGACTCCTTGTTAGCTGTAGTCATTGTCTCTCTAGTAAAGAACAAACCCTCTAGCTCTGCAAAGGATAAGTCTTTGTCAAACTGATTCATAGCGTAGTCTACAGTCTGCTTGATCCTGCGTATGTCTTTCGTAAATAGTTTATCTGGTGTATGTATTCCTTTGTTGTTATCATAAAAGTCTTTGTTCATTAGCGTCCGTATCAAGGACAACTCTCCATGTTCCATCTACTTACCATCTCCTATTAGTATTCTCTCTAGTGCCTCAAGTCTCTTCTCTAAACTTGCTACTCTCTTAGTTAGTTCTTCTATTTATCTAATATTCTATTCATGTTCACCATCCTTTGCTCTACCGTTGTACTTCTTTCTTGATTTAAATATATCATCCATACTAGGATTAGCCTTCTCTGCTTCTTGGAATACTATGGCAGTGATAAATATACCACAGACAACCAAGAAGTGAGCACCAGCACTCCACCCAAAAGCGTATGGGTTTTTTATTATGGACGCAAAGATACCACTCCACATGAATGACAGTATCAAGAATATCATCAAGCCTAACTGTGGAGGTAGCTTCCTTAGTGGTGAGTTCTCGATTGTCATAATGCACTTCCAAGCATCTACTACTAGGTGTGCTAATGCAAACGGTGGAAATGATCTTTCACTACCTTTCATCTGATAATCCTAAGTTCTTTGGTGCATATACTTCACCGTTGTAATTAGGATACTTCTTGTCTCTCACTCCAAAGTTGCACGATGCAACCAGTAGTAACGAAGCTATTGTACAGTATAGTATTCTCTTTGACCACTGCAGAAAGTCAACATAAGTTCTCTCTGCCTCTAACTGTGCCTCCTCTCTTGGTGTCATAACATAACCTTACCATCTTGTTTATCTTTCAATAGCTTTAACTCATTAAACATATCTTCGTTTATGCAGTTTACCATCTCAACAGCACCAGGAAGCATACCATTGTAAGCTAACATCATACCATGCACATACTTCATTATCTCTTGTCTGTCAGTCAGTGTAGCTCTGCATTCTTCTTCAGAGGTATACACTGGATTATTAAACACAAACGTATCTCTTGTGCCATCGTTATTCCACGACAGAAAGAATACCATTACAAACCATTTCATCTTAACATACTCCATACTCCAATGTCAGGCCAGAAGAATAAGTTAATCAATACTGGCACACCTATTATCATAAACACACATATTAGAAAGGCTCCAAACCATCCTTTGATGTGATACTGTTCTTCATTACTCATACATCTCACCTCCATCGCCATCCCATTTACTGTTCTTCTTGCGCCTTTCTTTCGCTGCTTTACGTTCCATGTTATTCATAGGTCTGATAAACTTCTTCACACCTATGTGATCTTGTAGTTCCTTTTGCTTGTAAGCAACCTCCTCTTCTAGCTTCTTACGTTTACCTTTATCACTGAACATTTTCTTCAATGAGCCTATCATGCGATAGATTTCTTTTGTCAGTTGCTTCTCTCGCCTGTCCATTAACATCCTCCTTTATACTATTTAGGATTACTATTGCTTGTTCATCTGTTATCTTAAACCACTCGCCTTGTCTCTCACCAAACTTGGCAGCAGCCTTGTGCGCTATGCGTTCTAGCCTACCTTTATCCTGAGTAGCGATAGAGTGTATTAGCTTGTAGTCACGCATAGGTGAGCTAGTCTGATAGCCGTTTAGCCTGTCCTCTGCATCAATAGCCATGCCAATCTTGATCCACTCAGGCCAAGCTGGGTTGCTGATTGCATACACATATCCTTCTTTTATACGCCTGTCCTTTTGTAATGCAGTAAAAGCAGCATCACCAAAAGATTTGTATCTTCCTGGTTTGTACAACGGATGCTTGCGTGATATGTACTTACTGTTTACATACATTGACAGAGGGTTGTGAATAGGGTTATGTCTAGCTTGTCTAGCCTTATGTGCGGCTGGATTGTCTTTGTAGTAATACTTCTTACCTGTTCTAGGATTAATACCTTGCTTCATTTTTATCTCCTTTGTGTTTCTGCTTACGCACTGGTTTAGGTTTCTTCTTATCAGGTATCACCTGTGGTTTATACTTGGGTTGTCGTAAATCCTTCGCCATTGGGTTCCTCTTGTTTACCGTGTCTCTTTGCTTCATCAATCCATCTCCCCAAGAAGTTCATATCATCACCATCCTGATACTTAACATCGTCACGTAACCTGATAGCTCTAGTAGGTATGTCACACCAAGCCTCTATCTCTTTACGCATGATCAAAGTCTTACGCATAGCATCAGGGTCAAGCGCAACGATAACATACTTAGCATCATCACTCAAGCACTCTTTGTGTGTATCAGTCAGGTTAGTGCCTAGTAGTGCGAAACCTGTTACACTGGGCCACACCTTAGCTACAGTAATAGCACTGATAACATCCTCTACCAGTACAAACACACCGTTAGAGTATCCATAACAATACTTAGCGTATTCAGCGTTCTTACCATAGCGCAACCACTTAGGTGTGGATCCCTCTAGTGCTCTGCCTATAGCATCTACAAGCACACCATCCTGATAGATAGGAAAGACTGCACGTTTATCTTTAACATCGTACATTAACTCTATGTTTCGTAAGGTTTCTGCATACATGCCCTGCCACCGCATACAAAACCTGTTTATATATCTGTTACTTACAGGCACTATTACATTCTCTGGATAAACAAATGGCTCTAACCTACTACTAGCACTACCAGTTTCTATAAGAGGCTTAACAAAATAGCTCTGCATATCCTCTGCAGTCATACCGTAGTTGATCTTACCTTTGGCATCACACGATAACCTGTAGCAGTTGTAGATTATCTTACCGTCACGCTTGGTAGCAGTGAAAGTATTCTTACCGCCACATCTAGGACAGTCGCTCCTGATGTTAGCACCTTCAGCTATGTCTAGCTTGTCCATATCAATAAGCATCTTTTATATCCTTTTTACCCATAATCTTTTTATACATATCCTCAAACTCTGTTACACTCATATTAAATATTTTATCCCTATGTCTAATTGCATTTTCTAAATTACTACAGTGCCACCTGTAAAGCGTTTTGTTTACCCTTCTTGAAACCCTGTAACCAGACCCACGTTCGGATATACCCTTCATATTTACCTGCTCTAAAGGCTTATGTTTCCAATCACCTCCTATTTTTGTCACCCATTTTTTTCTAAGGGTACAGTAATAGGTAATAACATCATATGATTTAGGAACAAACTCTTCTTTTTGTTTAACTTCTTTCGTATCTTTTTTATTTATAAATTCTTTTATCTTGTGTTGTTTTCTATTTGCAATAGCCAACAGCAAACCTTCATAAAAAATAGGTAAGCGTGTATCTGTTTTTTTTAAATTGCAGGTAGTACAGGACAAACATAGATTATTTAAATCACAAGAACCTCCAGAAGAATGTGGTATTATATGATCTATGTGATAATCTTCGTCTACTTCATTTCTACAATAAGCACATTTATTGCTCCAACCATGCCGTATAGCATCCCTTTTTAGCTTATCTATAACTATACGTTTCATCACTCTTTCTCCTCTTTAAATGCGCTGCGCTGGGCTAGTGCTTCTGATGCACCAGTGTAGGTATGTTTTATGTATGGTGTCAGACT